TTTTCTTTGAGTTTTTAGAGGCCTTAAAAAAGGCGGAGCAAGAAGGCAAAGCGCAAAATCTTGCTGTAATAAGAAAAGCAGCTATGGGACATGAAGAAATAATCGAGCGAGAAGTGGATATAAATGGAAATATAATAACAGAAAGAAAAATAAGAAGCAAAGCCCCCCCCCAATGGCAAGCGAGCGCGTGGATTTTAGAAAGAAGACACCCAAAAGAATACGGCAGGTATGAAAAAGTTGAGCATTCAGGGTCTATACATAACACTTTTTCAGAACATATTGATAAAATAAGCGAAAGAATAAATAATAACCCGGAGTTAAAAAAGAAGATGGAAGATGCTTTAATAGATGAATGATAAAACCAGAGGAATTAGCAGCATTAGCGAAAGATAATTTTTATGCATTCCCGATCTTAGCGTCTGGGAATAAAAACCCAAGACATATACATTTTATAGCTGTAAAGATTCAGGATGCTATAGAACGTCCAGCGATCTTTGATAAATTTAAAATCTTAATTTTTACCCTTCCCCCCCGTTCTGGAAAAACACAGCTAATATCAAAACATCTTCCTCCGTGGGTAGAGGGAAAACATTCTGAAAAAAAGATAATTCTAACTTCTTACGGATCTTCATTAGCGATTAATAATAGTGAAGAAGCTAAAGAATTATTTAAAGAATGGGGAGATTTATTATGGAATATTAAGCCAGGTAAAAAGTTTACGTCTGAATTATGGAAGAATGAAAAAGGCGGCATGGTAAAAGCGGGAGGGGTAAGAACGGCTACTACCGGCTATGGTGCAGATATTTTTATTATTGATGATTATTTTAAGGATGAACGAGACGCAGAAAGTGTATTAATAAGAGACCGGACATGGGAATGGTGGTTATCAGTTGCTAATACAAGATTACATCCAGGAGCAGCGGCAATAATCCTATGCACCAGGTGGCACCACGACGATTTGGTTGGTAGGATATTAAAGCAAGATGAAGAGTTTAAAAACAAAGGTGAAGAAACCCCATTTGAAATTGAATACTACAACTTCCCTGCAATTTGTTTGAAGGAAGAAGATGAGTTGGGAAGAAAAAAAGGGGAATCTTTGTGGCCTTCTAGGTTTAGTATTGTTAAATATAAAAATATAGAGAGAGCGATAGGTAAATATTTTTGGTGCGCTCTTTACGAAGGCAATCCATCACCTAGAGAGGGCGCATTATATAAATATGATAATTTTAGGTATTATGAACGTGATTATACTACCAATCAATTTTATTGCTATAGATTAAACGCACATGAGCCCTTACGAATACCTTATAAAGATTTTATTTTTAAATGCTATGTTGATCCGGCTTTAGAAGAGAAAAAAAGCAACGACCCTAGCTGTATGCATATCTGGGGATATTCTAAAAAACATAAAGTATGGATTTTAGTTGACAGATACCAAGCCTGGATAAATCAAGCAGTAGTTGGGAATGTGATTCTTAATTTTGCTTTTAAGAATAATGCAATTCAGATAGGCGTAGAAAATGAGAAGCTAGGGAAGGTATTAGTTAAACAATCTTATGGATCTGATCAAGTGTTTCAAAAGAAGATCCCGTTTAAAGAAATACCAACTAAGAGACAAGACAAGTTTACCCGAGCCGTCCCAATGGCTACATATGTAGAGCAAGAGCGGGTGTTTTTTCCGAAGTACGCCCCTTGGTTGCAGGATGTTGAGACTAATTTAATTCAATTTCCAAAGTCAGACATGGATCATGATGTTGACTGTATGAGCATGGCCGCAGAGTTGGAAACTAAAAAGAGTGTATTGGAGGCCTTGAGCGCTTAATGGCAAGAAAAGAATATGTAATTGCATCATATAAAAGTGTAGATTTGGAAAATAATCTTAACAAATTAGCTAAAAGATATGATTTGATTTCTATCTCTGCGTCAGATCATTTAGATAAAGTTCTTTGTGTGTTTAAATCTAAGCAAAAGGAAAAAAATGACAGCAAAAAATAGAAACACTACAGACGCTTTTTACAATAATATCAACAAATCTGGCACAGCTTACGATCCTATAAACCAATATGTATTCGGTATGGTTGATGAGGTTTTAGACAGAAGTAAGCTTGATGATTTATACCGATACAATTGGGTAGCTAGACGAGTTGTAGATTTATTAGCTGAGGATTCTATTAGAAATTGGATTGATTTAATTTTTAACGAAGATGACGGAGAGCTTGAGGCTTATATAAGCGGAAGATTCGATGAATTAAAAATAAAAGAAAAATTAGTTCATTTAGTAGTTTTGGGGAGATTGTACGGGGATGCGGTTATGATTACGGGGAGCCTTGATGGTGATCTTCCAGAAATGCCTTTAAATGAAGATAGTATAAAAACAATATCTTGTTTTACTAATCTTGATCGATATCAATTAACGATAGATAAAAGATATGAAAATCCACTTATGCCTAATTATGGAGAGCCTGAAATTTACAGTATTCAGTTAGCTAATACAAGCAATGCAGATATATATAAAATCCACGAATCGAGAGTAATCCGTTTTAGTGGATCATATTTAACCGATCATTTATTGTCACAGAACCAATATTTTTATGATTCAGAATTACAGAACATATATACAGCATTAAAACATTATGGAATTGCTACTCAAAACGGAGCGCAGTTATTGGTCGATTTCATAACTAAAGTTTTAAAAATTCCTGATTTAGCTACTATTTTAGAGAGCGAAAATGGAGAGACTAAATTACTAACCAGGATTAGATATGCGATTGCCCAGACGTCCTCTATTGGCTTAACAACCATAGGAGAGGATGAAGAATACAGTAAAATTCAAACTCCAATTACTGGGCTTGTCGAGCTTATTAAATTGTTTATGGATGTAATAAGTGCGGCATCGAAGATCCCTAAAACGGTATTGTTTGGCCAGGCATTGGGGACGCTTTCCGGCGCTGGAGAAACAACTAGAGTGTATTATGATTTAATAAAGAACTATCAGGAGCATAAGGTAAGGCCGGTAATCGAACGTGTAATAAAGTTATTGCTGATAGCTAAAGATAATCCGATTACTAAAGGCAAAGAGCCTGAAAAATGGAGTTTTAAGTTTAAGCCATTATGGCAGGAGACAGAAAAAGAGACAATAGAAAAACGAAAAATACAGGCTGAATCTGATGCCTTATATATAGATCGTGGAGTTTTATCGGCAGAAGAAGTTGCTATAAATAGATTTTCCCCTTCTGGATACAGTCTAGAGACTACCCTTGATGAAGCTATACGAACCACAATGGCTATAGAAAATGAAAAAGATATAGAACTTGAAAGATTAAGAGTCGAAAACGAAGAGCTTAAAGCAGTTAGTAAAGGTAATATAAAATAATATAAAAAACATATTGACATTTAAAGCACCTAACTATATAATAAAAACATGGATGAGAGAAATGAGGTTGAAAGTAAATTAAAAAACCATGCCTTAGATGGCTGTAAGAAATGTTATGGACGTGGATACCTAGGCTTCAATAGAGAGAAAAAAAAGATAATTCTTTGTAAGTGTTTACGTAAAGAGGCTTTACGTAAAACAAAAGAAAGATTTAATAAAGGAGCTAATATATGTATAAATTAATTGCTTTAGAAGATATAAAAAAGGGAGATTTTGTTGTAGTTGATGCCGATAATTCTTCCTGTTCTAAGTTTAGATCGTCTTTTGTCAAAGTTGCGAAAAGATTAGCAAAAATTGAAGATATCTACTGTGACATATGTGGATATCCTGTTATAAAAACATATCCTGATCTAGCTAGATTTGAAAGAACAGATATCTGTTCTTATTATTGTTCAAATCAAAATTGTAAGAACCACACAGCGAACACCTTTGGTTTTGATTATGATCATCCTCATTGGAGCTTTAGGGGATAATATGAATGACAGATACAGCGCAGCCCAGAAAGTATGGGACACCCTGAATACCGAGGAAAGAGAAGCAGCTTTAAGGGCTGCTGGATACCTCCCGAAAATGGTCTCTGGAAATGAATCACCGGAAATCATATATGTAGCAGTTAAACATTTATTGAATAACAATTAGGATATCTATAAAAAAGCGTAGATATCCAGAAACGGGATAACCACTTGTTATATGGAAAATAAAAAACAATATAAATGGGAACAAGTAAGTAAATGGGATTGGATGAAAAAAATAAAAATAGACATGTGTACACGAAATAAACTTATTAAAACTGGCATAAGCACTGAAATGTGTACATATTTATTGACTGAAAATGGTATCCCAGTTTACGAAGCTAATATAAATCAAAAAATGCTAAAAGAAGCAGGAGACATATAACCCATCGTTGCACCTGATTCGAGGCTACAAGACAGCCTACGCACTGCTTAACTCAACCGTTATCTATAAAATGTTAATACGAGCTAGAATAATATATAGTCAAAAATTTCATATAGTAAAAGCTAAAACGGTATGCAGCCGTTGTGAGCCATTAGTAATAAAAATAAGCTCAGGGATGTATGACTTAGGTTTTAAAATACATCCGTGGGGAGTAAGAATAATGATAATTTGGTGGCATATTTGTATCCACCTTAGATAACCAATCGCTGAAGACGACCTCGTTCCTCGGCAGCTTATTAAGGCGTTATAAGGAGGAAAAACGACATGGAAACCAGAGAAGAAATGGAATTAAAAGAAGAGGAATTGCGGCAAGAAATGATTAGATATGTCAACAATATTTCCAACAAAGAAAGTTTTCTTAAAATTGCTAATTTTTTATACCCAGATGTATACAATATTGATTATTCATCAGCTCACACCGATGAAAACATTATAATAATAACCTTATAACTAGCCGTTGTACAATTGACCGGAGGCTACAAGACAAGCCTCCAATTATTGCAAAAGGAACTTGCCCTGATTGCGGAGCAAGAATAATAGGGGAAATGCCATCAGATGAATGTTGCTTTACTACATTCTGTGAACAATGTGATGAATTTAAACTTGAAGATAGTGTTGGTTGGGATCAACCAGTGTCTAATAAGTCAATTGACATAGACGAAAAGACCAGCCGATAAAGCTGGCTGTCTTTTGGCTAGTCATTTCAACAGTTATAAAGCTGGGGATTATGATAAGTGGAGGGGATAGGGGAATATTGGCCATAAAAGCCCTATCTAGTAAGCTTTATAACAAGTCAGGGAAGTTGACCAGAAGGCCGTAAGTCAAGTTACACGTCTTACACGGCGCACGATCACCGGTCTTCTGGCAACTGACTTAATCGTTATGTGGAAAAAATTATGACAGATTATTGTTGCAGCAAAAAAGATCAATGCTATATAGAATTATTAGCAATGCTATATGATTTTAATGACAAGATTACTAGCAAGGAAATTGTTATTATGGAAGAATATTTAGGTATTGAAATAGCTATGGTAATTATGTCCGTAAAAATTAAATTCCAAAAATATAAGAGAGCAATAGATAGCTAATAAATTTATCCCTGGGTCAGGACAAAGCTAAGATAATTTAATTTAAAAAATGAATCATACAATTTATGTTAGAGATATTCATAAAGCAATTAGGAAAAAATTTTAAAAATGACTTTTCAAGAAAAGATTAAGATTAGAAGGCAGATGATGAAGATATCAGGAAGAAAACTTCCTAATAAAAAAAAGAAGCTGCCTAAAAATCTACAACCTATCCATATCCAAAGAGCGTATTATCATAGTTTAAAGAATGTAATTGTTGATCCTCTAAAAAAAATAGTTAGAGAAATCTTAATTCCTGAAATAGAAAATATTATAAATGCGTATAATGTTGAAGTGAAAAGCGATAGCGAAGCAGTAATTAAAAAAGATCAATATAGTTGGCTAATCACTGATGTATTTAAAAAAATGAGAATAGAGGCTACAATAGGTGTAACAGATTTCGGTTTAGTTGATATAACTGAGCAGGTAGCTAATCAAACCAACGCTTTTCAAGCAACACAATTCAGAAAAATATTTAACACTGTTCTTGGTGTAAATCCTCTTATTAATGAACAGTGGCTAGAACCTAAGGTTGCATCATTTACAGAGAATAATGTGTCTTTAATAAAAACGATTCCTCAAGATTATTTCAAATCTCTTGAAGGGATGGTGCGGCGTAATGTAGAGCAAGGGATGACAACAGCTACATTAAGGCATCAGATTGAAAATGATTTAATGATAGGACAGAATGTACCGGAGAATAGAGCTAAACTTATAGCGAGAGATCAGGTACAAAAATTTTATTCTAACTTAAATGAGTTAAGACAAACCAGTGCTGGGGTAGAGAAGTACAAGTGGAGAACTACAATGGCTATAACTGTACGGGGAAGACCTGATGGATTATATCCACATGCTATTCCTTCTCACTGGGACAGAGAAGACAAAACATACTCATGGGAGAAACCACCGGAGGGAGGGCACCCAGGGCAAGCGATAAATTGCAATTGTTACGCTGAGCCAATATTAGATGATTTTTTTTAAAAGGGCTAGTTTATGAGTAATCAAAATTTAAAAAAGTTTTGTTTTGAATGTTTAGCCGATGCAGCAAAAGGGAAAAGATTATCAAGAATTTATAAATAAAATATTTAATTAAATATGACAGATGAAGTCGCTATATACATAAAAATGATCGAGGATCAAATTTTTTTATTGCTAGAGAATAAATTTAGTGGTAATATTAATATAACACTGGTTTGTAATAACGGTGGGATTCGCAGTGGAAAAATAGGAACTGAAAAAGTCTTAAAAAAATAAACTGATAACGGATTCTTTAAATCCTAATATTAATTAGATTATTTAAAGCCCGTATTTTTATTAACACCTCTTTTGGTTATGGGAGAGAGTTGTTATAAAAGATACGGGCTTTTTTTATGTTTAAAAGGCAATTATGAATAAATGGGGAAACGAAATAATTATAATGAACACCACGCAACTGGGCTATATATACAGCCTGATAAATTTTATACACAAACAAGAATTAAAAATTGTGAGTCACAAAGCTGTAAAAATTGGGGTTTATCTTTAGGATGTAAATTAAAAGAAGTAAAAATATTAGATGGAAGATGTGAATTATATATAGAGAGGTAATTATGCCAATTCCTAAACCTGCGCTTGATGAAAAACAATCATACATTACTAGAATAATGAGTGATGAAGTAATGATAAAAGAATATCCTGATGATGAGCAACGTCTAGCTGTTGCGTTCAGTACATGGAAAGAAAGTAAGAAGAAAAAAGATAGATTTGATGCTGAAAGAGTTGTTAATGTTGAGCGTACAGATATTTGTAACATAGATATATCGTCCGTAGAAAAATATATTACTCCAGAAGGTTTTTTAACTTGTCCGGCGAATTTTACACGTACAGGGATTTTTGATTATTATGATAATAATAAAAAATTAGTAAGAGAATACAGACCTGAATACGAGGTTTTCGATGAAGAGAGTTTGAACACTCTTAAATTAAAACCGATTACATATAACCACCCCCGGGAGATGGTTACAATTGATAACATAAAAAAATATCAAGTAGGGACAATTGGAGAGAATTTAAAGAAAGAAGATATATTTATCAGCGGGAAAATTAACATTACTGACAAGGCTATAATTGAGCAAATAAAAAGAAAGAGAGATTCAGGACAAGGGATAGAGCTTAGTTGCGGATATTCTTGTGATTTATTATATATATCAGGACAAAATAAAAAGGAGGGGAGATATGACGCTGTACAATGTAACATAAAGTACAACCACGTAAGTATTGTAGATAAAGGCCGTGCAGGTCGAGAGGTGAAATTAAAACTAGATAATGATAATGGAGGAAAGAAGGATATGGCATTAATTAAATTTTTGAAGCAAGCTTTTAAAACAGATAATTTTTCCATGGATACTATATCTATGGAGTATCCAGAAGAAGCTAAAAATGTAGTCGATAGTCTTAATTTAAAGTTAGATGAAGCTATAACAGTCATTCAATCATTAAATAGTAAAATAGCTGAAGCTAATAAAAAAGTAGACGAATATAAAGCGAAGGCAGATCAGCTAGCTGAAGAGATTACTAAGGCAAAAGCAGATATTGCGGTTTTAAGTGATCCAAATTCTACTAAAGTAAAAGAGATCATAAAGATAAGATCGGATATTGAAGCTGTAGCTAAAAGCTTAAAGATAGCTACAGATAATAAAGATAATAAAGCAATTATGGTCGATGTAATTAAAGCTCAATCTCCATCATTTACAACAGATGGAGATGGAGTAAGCGATGACTATATAAGAGCAAGATTTGATTCTATTGTTGAGATTATTAAAGCTAATAACGATAGTAAATTAGGAATGTTCATAAAAAATGCTCAAGACAGCAACACAGGATTAAAAGACCTAAGAGCTGATTTTATGAAAAAATGCGATGAAGAGTTTAATAAGTAATTTATTTAATAATTAGCATATAAGATTAAAAATAAAAGGAGGTCTTTAAATATGCAGACAACTGTAAATACAAGCTTGGCAATCGGCGTACAAGGTCAGCTTGCAGATACCGGTTACAATGATGTGAAGGGATATGTAAATAATTGCAAAAAGTTAGTAAAAGTTACGATTACAAGTGGTGGGGCTGCTGCAGTTCATAGTGTAGTTTTAAATTCAACTACATATTCGTACACAGAAGATCCTGACCAGGGGGCTAGTGATATTGCAACTGCTTTAATTGCGGTTATTAATGCTGGATCAGAGCCTGTTACTATCACAGATGGTGGAGATGGTACATTCACTATT